CTATTTATGACCACCATATTTTCTCTCCATCCCATCAAATTAAACCTTAATGCAGGCCCATAAAACCATGACAACACGCGACAAAAACAAAAAAGGCAAAAACGCCAAGCTCACCCAAGCCGAGCGTGAAGAGATTATCAAGCTATGCCTTGAAGGGAAGATGACAAGAACCGCCATAGCAAAGAAGTATGGGTGTAGCGTCCCCAACATCACATATATGATGAACAAGTATCATAGAGATAATGAACTTATCGAGAAGAAGAAGGTGAAGAAGGAACAAGCCACCAAGAATCCCCACACTTATCCAACGGACCCCATCAAATTCCGGATTGGGAAGATACTGGAGATTGAAGGGGACATTCAATTCGCACGTGATGAAAAAGTTATTCACACCTTGGGTTCTTTGCATAAACTCCATTTATCCCTTCATGATGAGCTACGGACTTTTGTGGATGCCACCAAAGAAGCCCATGGCGCTACACCGGAACAATTGAAGATTGAAATCGTGGATGCCATCCAAAGTCTTCCCCCGCTATTGAAGAAACAAGTGATGGATGAATTGATGGTGGATAATACCAATGTAGTGAGATTAAGCACAAAATGATTGCACTACTTCAAGCCGCAAAGAAAGCCAAGGAACTGAAGAATCTTGTGGATGAATGTCCATTGGACTTCTTCCGTCCTTCGTTACCCCAGCGGCGTGTCTTGGAATCGGAACATCCCATAACTTTATTTCGTGCGGCTAACCAGCTAGGAAAAACTTATGTGGGGGCCGCTGAATGCCTCTATATGATGAAAGGTTATTCACCCTACAAAGATTTATCCCACATCAAACCACCAATCATTGTGTGGGCTATTGTCCATAGCTGGGAACAATCCAAGATTATCCAAGCCAAGATTCATAGCTTGATTGGAAAGAATGAATATGCGGATGATTCCCCCGACTTTCTCGAGGGGCGTGGATACCGTGCCAAGAATCCATGGTTCAAGCTCAAGAATGGTTCCATGTTGTTCTTCAAGACTGCCAACCAAGGAACACTTGGCGCGGCATCCGGTACGATTAATTTCTGTTGGGTGGATGAACCTTGCCCCCAAGCGCTATTTGGAGAATTGGCGGCCCGATTACTTCGGAACCGTGGGCGGATGCTCATGACCATGACACCAATTGGTGGGGGTGATTTATCATGGCTAAAGAAGCTCACAGAAACAAAGCCCCCACGGGTGAAGGATATCCATGCTCCCCTATCCGTGGAGAATACAACCCCCATCGATTTGGATGGAACTCCATTGGAGCCTCTTCTTCTTCAATCGGATGTGGATAGAATAGCGGATACATATCTTTCCATAGATAGGGCCGCGCGCCTTGAAGGTTCGTGGGATGTTGGGGTTCCCATGGATGGAAGAATCTTTGAACACTTTGGAGAGGACCACATATCAGATTCCCCATGCCCAACAGGTGAATATAAGTTTTCCATAGGAATCGACCATGGGCACCATCCAAATTCACAGTGTGCTATCCTGGTTGCAATCTCGGAAGATGACAAAACCATATATGTTTTGGATGAATACTTTGCGGCGGGTGGGGAACAACAGAAAGCCACGGCAAGAAGACACGCGCGCGCCATCGTTGCCATGATAAAAAGGAACGGATTGGAACCCCTACAGATAAACCGCTGGACGGGGGACCGCCCCCACGGTGGTGGAAAGCACGGTGGAAGAATGTCCAATTCACTTCTTCGTTCAGCTCTGGAACACGTGTTGGATTATCCCGCCAATTCTTGTCCTTTCCGAATACACACAGCACATAAGCCAAGATGGTCCGTATACTATGGATGCCAATTGGTAAGTGAAGCCATGGTTCAAGGGCGGTTCATCGTCAATCCCAAGTGTAAAAGACTTATCCGTTCACTTTCATCTTGGACACTGAAAAAAAGTGGTGCCATGGATAGACTTTCTGAATGGAAACATGCAATTGATGCGCTAAGATATGCCGTGGTTCCCATCTTGGATTCCAAGTATAGCGCCCCCAAGTTTTCAAAAATCCCAATTCATAGGAAATAGATATGTTAACAATGCCAGCCAAGCCAATCTTTCCAGATAAGGCATCAAACGACAGAAGCGAAACCACAGCAAGAAGAAGAAGATTATTGGAAGGAAATTGGGCTTCCGATTTGGAAGACTTCATAACGGATTCCGTGGCGCTTGATAGGCGCGCGATTTGGGGAGCATTGGACACATCATCCAACGTTTTCAAACAAGGATGTGAAGCTCTAGCCGTTTTGTATTCTCGGAAGCCTTCAGTGGGGATTGAAAGAGAAAATGCAGAAGCCGCGCGTGAATATATTGGTCCCCAAGGTGCTTTGGATAAGTCCCACTATTTTGAAATGATGGCATCCATTCAGATGAAAACAATTGGGCTTCGTGAGATGCTCATGAGAATAGATATATCGGATTCCAACCAAATCATGTTCCGACCTGTCACGCCTGACATGGTTTTTGCAACGGCCCCAGCTGGGGACCCCATGAAACCCAACTATCTTTATGAATTACGACTTCGAAAGAATGATTCCACGGGGGAAATGTTTTGGACGGCGGATGTCTATGACTTGAGAGATAAAAAAAATCCCAAATACAAAGTTCATCATGTGGAAGCGGATGGGCTATTGGGTGAAGAGATGACGGAAATGTTTTTGGGTGGGAACATGAGTGGGGCCAATTATCCCTATCGAGATTCCAAGGGTGAACCGTTTCTTCCATGGGTGTTCTATCATGCTTCCATAGATGGACAACTATTTTCCCCTTATGAATTATCTGAAGTAGTGGCGGGAAGCATGGTGGCGAGCACATACTACACATATCTTAAGCACTTAATGTTCGATGCGTCGTTTCCCCAACGCTATGTAGCGTCTCTACAATTGGCAGGTTTGAACACGATGGACACCAATTTGGCTTCCCAAAGAATGAGTGTTTCCACGGACCCGTCATCCATTCTATGTTTCACGGCGGACCCTGACAGCACCACCCAACCATTGATTGGGCAGTTCCAAGCCGGCATGAGTGACCCCGCCACAATGTTGGGAGCCATCACCACCTATGAAAGAAGATTGGCGACACAAATGGGAATAGACCCCGCATCCGTTCAAAAGGTATCTTCCGACCCAAGAAGCGGTTATTCCATTGCCATGAGTAAGGAATCCATGAGGGAAGCCCAAGAAAGATATGAACCAGTGTTCAGAGTATCGGATATTGAAGCCATCGAGAAGGCCGCCATGATTTCCAACGCCATCTTGAAAACATCGTATCCAGAAAGTGGATATGTTATCCAATATGAGTCCATCGAGCTTTCCGAGATGGAACAGAAATCCCAGCGTGAAAATATCATTGCGCTATTGGATAAGGGGCTTCTTTCTCCCGTGGATGCTATGTTCAAGCTCTATCCAGATTTGGCAACGGAAGAAGAAGCCATTCAAAAACTTAGAACAATCAGACAACAAAAAATTGAGTTCGCATAACCCCAACCAAGGTAATAACCATGAAAACAATAACCCATGAAGGCCAAGAATACATTTTGAAAAGTGAAGTGGATGGAATCGTTCGAGAACGTCTATCCAAAGTAACGGAAACCAAAAGAAGCGCGGAAAAACGTGTATCAGAATTGGAAAGCCAATTGGAAGATATGTCATCCAAAGTGAAGGGAGCGGAAGCAATGGCATCCCAGCTTGCAACGCTCCAAGATGAATTGGCCGTATCAAACCAAAGATATGAACGCCACCAAGCTATAGCCGCCCAAGGAATCACGGACCCCGAAGTTAGGGATTTGGTGGAATGGCAATACAACAAAGCCATGGATTCCAAAGCCAAGAAAGATAGAATACCCATGGGGGAATGGATGGCAACCATGAAAGAGAGTGGAGAAGTTCCCACAGTATTGAAGCCATATTTCCAAGCCCAAGAAGCCCCACAGAACGCGCCCCAAGAATCCACCCCCACCAACGTGGATAGAAGCCAAATCCAAAGCCTTCAAGAAGCCCCACAATCCACGCCACGTCCATCCACCAATCAAGGTGTAGCCCAAACCCAAAACCATTCTACAAGTGGGGACGTGTGGAAGCGTGCGGCTTCAGACTTCGAGTTCTACCAACAAAACCGCGCGGAACTTCGAAAAGCGTACTATGCTAAGAGAAACAACAGATTTAAACAATGATTAGAGATATCACCGCCTATCAAATAGACGGTGAATATTATCTTCATGAGGGAACGCCCAATGGCAACACCAAGAAAAAAATCAAGCGCATTATCCAAAAAAATCAAGAAGCTAAGAAGCGAGGGGAAGCCCATGAAGCAATCCATTGCTATAGCTTTATCGATGGCTGGGAAGAAGCGCAAAAAACCAACCCGTCCCAAAAGGGGACAAAGAACCAAAACTAACCGAAGAAGAAAATAAGGGGGTGCCAAAATGGCAGCTATAGATTTAACAACTTTGAATTGGGCCAATGGTGGCGCAACATGGAAACAAGCAAGTGTGGGAGTAACAAACCAAGAATTCAAGCTTCCCAAATGGGCCAAACTTGTAACGGTGAAACCAGCGGGCCAAGATGTATTATTTTCCTATGATGGAACGGATGGAGCTTCCCCAAGTTCCCACGCATTCCCCCATCCCGTGGACGCAATCATTCAATATAATCCAGTACAAACCGCACAGGAAAGAAGTATATTCATTGCAAGTTCCACCGGAACCGCTACCATATACCTCATTTTTGAATAGACAATAGGAAGGAACCATGGCCATCCCAATATATTCCCCCGGTGGTGGGGGTATAACTCAAACCACCACGGAATTTCTGAATCAATCTAGTGTATCAATTTCCCACAATTTCAGTCATAAACCCCGCGTTATAATAGTAGATTCTAGTGGTGAAGTGATTATGGGAGACATACAATATTTTTCGAATTCCATCACCATAACTTTTTGTACCACTGTAACGGGTACGGTATACCTAACCTAACCAACCACACTATGGAGTATTTCACCCATGCAATTCTATAATCCAGAAGTCATCTTTAAAGGTGGCGTAAAATGCGACAATGCACCAACCGAGAATGGCCATCTTGTACGAAAACAAGATGTGGCGGATTTATCTTTCATTTCCGCTATTGCTTCCGGTTCTTCTTCAATGCTTTCCGTTTCCAACGGTGAACTTTCAATCTCGAATCTTGCTATCACTGATGTTCACGTGGATAACACCCAAACATCTTTGGCTAACTTCATTGCCAACGAATCATCCACGGCGGCTTCACTTGCTGAAGGTGATGTTCTTATTCTCACAGCTCCAACAGATGGAACTGAAACATACATTGTGAGCGGTGCCAACGGTTCAAGCGCTGGAAACTATACACAGATTGAAAGCCCACTAAGCGCGGCGGAAGTTGGGGCAGTTCTCCAAGCTGGTGATGGAATTAGCGTCAATGCTTCAAACGCTACAATTAGCGCAAACATTGCGGCGGGAACCGGTCTTTCATCAAGTGTTTCCAACGGTCAAATCACTTTTGCAGTGGATGCCACAAGTGATGAAATCAGTGAAGGTTCTTCCAATCTTTATTACACTGATAGCCGTTCAAGAAGCGCTATTTCAGCGGAAAGCGTATCCCTTCCAGATTCCAATCTTCTCCAATACAATTCTTCCACCGGTGAAATGAAGGTTCTTCTTTCGGATGTCGTTGGTGAATTTTCGGCGGGAACCGGTCTAAGTTACGATGGAAGTGGTGAATACTCACTTTCTGCGAATACTGACCAAGTATCAGAAGGTTCATCCAATCTATACTTCACAGATGCACGCGCGCGCGGTGCTCTTTCCGGTGGAACTGGTATTTCCTACACAAGCGGAACCGGTGCAATTGCCATCGATTTGGTTGGTGGAACTGCTATTGGAATTTCAGGAAACACCATTTCATTCAATGGCGATAGTGATGATGTGAGTGAAGGAAGTACAAACCAATACTTCACACAAGCTCGAGCACGTGGAAGCATCCAAGCAGATAGCGCGGTTGGAAACTTGCTTTCATACACATCTTCCACCGGTGATTTGTTGGTTTCAACATCTTCCGTTCGTGGAGCTTTCAGTGGTGGAACCGCTATTGGAATCACAAATGGCGTTATTGCTTTTAATGGTGATAGTGATGATGTTTCAGAAGGTTCTTCCAACCAATACTTCACGCAAGCTCGTGCGCGCGGTGCGGTATCTGCTGAAAGTGTATCTCTTCCAGATGGAAACCTTCTCCAATACAACAGCACCACCGGAGCTTTCAAAGTTCTCGTTTCAGATGTAACCGGTGAATTTACAGCGGGAAGCGGGCTTTCCTACGATGGAACTGGTGAATACTCTTTGGATGCGGATACTGATGATGTGGCCGAAGGTGCATCAAATCTATACTATACCGATGCACGTGTACGCGCGGCGGTATCAGCGGGAAGCCAAGCGGATGAACTTATTAACTACGATTCATCCAATGGTTCTTTCTCACTTCGTCTTCAAGATTTACGCCATGAAACATCCATCACTCTTTCCGCGAATACTGCCACAAGCATCACCCACAATCTTGGGAAACAACTTGTTCACGTGTCCGCGATGGATGCAAGTGGAAACAAGATTGAATTGGACGTTGTTTACTCTTCCACTTCTGCCCTCACAGTGGAAAGCGCTGTTGGTGTTACTGTAACCGTGGCGATTTCTGTTTAATCCTCCATAATTCTCCTGTTGGGGTGGGGTTGGTGCCCCACCCCTTTTTATTTACAAGGATATGAAAATGATAGAAACGATTGGATTGATTATTGGTGGAATGATTGTGGGTGGTTCCCTGACTTTTGGACTCATAAAGGGAACACAGGAAGCGCCGGTTCCCATCGTGGTTCCCGCCGACCCCGTCGCCAAGGAGCTGGGAAAATTGGATGTGGTGCTTCCCATTTGTGAACCCAAGTTCATCGAGAAGAAAGGGGATGGGCTTTGTCGTGAACTTATGTGTATGACCCAAACCAATAGCGCCACCGGTGAAGTGAGTGGGACAACTTGTGACAACATCACCAACTTGAGAAACAAGAAGGCGATAATTTCCTTTTGTGGTTCCCAACATTCAGAAGCGGAAGATGTGGCCAAGTGTATCGACTTATTCCAACGGCGTGGAATATAGTTATACACAAGTTATTCACAGGCTATTGAAAAAGTTATCCACAAGTTATTCACAGGCCAAACCACGCTTCCAGATAGCCACAAAGCCGATTCCAAAAAGTTATACACAAGTTATTCACAGGCTATGAAAAAAAGTTATACACAGGTTATACACAGGTTACAAAAACCTTGTATAATAGACATTGTGTGGTTAGGGTCGTACCCGTAACAACGAAGGAACCACGGATAACCCAAAACCATATAATAGGATAAAAAAATGGCTACTATTGATTATAGCGCATTAAATACAGGGGGCTTACGCCTCGATGCAATGATTGAAAATGAAGTTCGTGCTCTTCTCCATGATGCGGCTTCTATTCGTAACTCTGGTGCACTTCTCTTCGGTGGAGATGTGGCGGGAATCGGTTCCGATTCCCTGACACTTCGTTATGCGGGCTTGGATGGCTATGAAGCCATGAATACCGCAGCGGATGGTGCGGAAATCACTTCTTCCAATCTCACAATGGCTACAGCAGATATAGCAGTGGGAAGAATCGGCTTGCGTTACGACATCACAGATTTGGCGGCATTGACAAAGCTTGGAAACGATATTGACGTGTTCCGCCTTGCTGAATCCATGGCGGGTGCTTTTGAATCACGATTCATGGAAATGGTTTGTGCAACATTCACAGGATTCTCTTCTTCCGCTGGAACTAGTGGTGTGGATATGTCAGTGGATGATTTCATGGACGCTTTGTATCTTCTTGAAATCGCGGATAACCCTTCCCAGCTTTTCGCAGTTCTTCACCCACGCCAGATTGCGGACCTTCAATCTTCAATCCGTAATGAAACCGCTAACGCTATCGCTTTCAACCCAGCACACCACGAGCTAATGAAATCTCTCGGGCAAGGCTTTGTAGGCGATTTCATGGGTGTTCAAATCCATAAGTCTTCTTTCTGCCCACAGAATGGTGCAAACCGTGAAGGCGCTATGTTCTCAGCAGGTGCGATTGGATACGCTCTTGGAACACCGGTCCCACTTGCGGCCCCAAGCGGTGAGATTCGCCCAGCGGGAACCCCCGTACTTGTGGAGCTGGAACGTGACTCCGCTTATAGCTTGACTAAGGTAGTGGGTACGGCGTACACCGGCGCGGCTATCGTAGAACAAGCACGTGGTGTTCTTATCTCCACAGATGCATAACACGATTTGAATGGGTGGCTTTGGGGCTGTTTTCATGGTTCCAAGCCCCCAAGCCTTTGGGGGGATGTATATCCCCCACCATCCCTTTTTTATAACCATGAACCTAGGAAAAAACCATGACAAACCAACCTTGGACGGGTGCCGATGTAAGCAAAACAAGCGCGCTACCCATCAAACCAAATCAGCCTTTTTGGTATATGCACCACCCAAACACATGTTGGGAATTCATCCAACATCGTGAGCAGTGGATGTTCGTTCCCACCTTCCGCCGTCTTTTTGAATTGGCCGGCGTGAATGGGGTACGGATGGTTCCACGTGGTGGGACGGATTCCCAAATGGCGCGGGTGCGTATGATGGATGATGGGTTTGAAGTTCTCGAATGGGACCTTGGCTATCAAACGAGACACCTAACAAGAAGTGGGGGATACTATTATTCCAATGTGTGGGAATCTCCAAAAGTTATTGGAAACCGTGTTGTGTGGAAGATGGATAAACAATCATTTGATGATTGGCGTGTTCAGCTTATGGAAGAAGGTGTGATAGATTTCCCGGATATGGATATACTTTCCTTTTTTGTCGATATGCAAGAAAAGCGCGTGGAACGTAACGAGGGAAAGAACATGACCCCACGAATTAAGAAGCTCTATGATGCAGATGTAAACAAGCTGGAAATGATGAAAAAATATATCGAACTTGGTGGGCCTGTGACTATCGAAGGAACCAAACCCAAAGCCAAGAAGGTGAAAAGAGATGTCTAGAGAAAAGTTTGAAGCATTCACCAAAAGATTAATGGAACAATCAAAGAAAAATGGTGGTAAGATGTCAGAGACAGAAGCGCGCAAAATAGCCGCTAATGTCGCTATACGCCACGACCGCAAAAACAGCGGGAAATAACCTCAAACCAATAGGATTTCGAAATGGCAGAATATAACGGAAAACAATCTTTCACAGTACCAAGACCAATATGCGTTAAAGATGGAATCAACATTGAAACCATAACAGCAGACAAAACATTAACGTATAGAGATTCACAATATCAAGTACTAACTAATAATAAAGGTTCGGTGGCTGTTGTGAAGCTTCCAGTATTAAAAAACGGTGCGTATTTTTGGATTACTTGTGGAAGTAGTTCAGCCCATACCATAAATGTAAAAGATGCGGATGGTGCGGACATTATTGCAACCCCAAATTTGGGGGCTGGTAAAGCTGCACTAATTGCGAGCGATGGAAGCAATTGGGCCGTTGTACTTGAACAGACTTAGGATTGAATGATGGCGCTTCTTGATACATACTATGCCCCACGAATACGGGTCCCCCAGATGATTCAACGGGGGAAAACCCAAATCGTGGAGCTTATCATATATCGCAATGGTGCGGAAGTAACTCCCACCGGCGCCACATATCAACTTTTGGATGAAGATGGAACGGAAATCATCTCCACATCTAGCGCTTCCATCGTTGGAAATAAAATCCAATACACAATAAGTTCTTCAGTGGTTCCCCAAACAATGACCCTAAGTGATGGTCTCTTTGAGCTATGGGAAGTAGAGATTGATGGATTGGATTATACCTTCCAACGTCCCGCCTATTTGTGCCGGCGTCCATTGTATCCGTGTATATCTGACATTGATTTGGAAGCCAGCTATTCCGACTTGGAAAACCTTCTTCCAGATTCATATACAGATGGATGGCAACGTTACATTGATGAAGCATGGGTTCGTATCATTGAACGATTGCGCCAACTTGGGAATCTTCCATATCTTATCACGGAACCCCAAGCGCTTCGTTCTTCCCATCTTGAATTGGCGTTGGCTTTGATATGGCGAAATATGCACAGTTCTTTGGGCCAATCCAATGGAAGATACTTGGATTTGTATCGAGAACACATCAAAAGCTATGAATATCAGTTCAAACAAATATCATTTCGTTATGATATGGATGAAGATGGGCGCGCGGATGATGTGGACAAAAGAAAAGCCGGGTTCCCAATGATTTCCACCACCAATCCCCCATCCCGGTATCACCGTTTCAAGTATAGGCGGTATTGATGGGAACGGTTCAATTATCATCTATTCGTTCACGAGTGGCCACGGCTTTGGAAGCCATCACGGGGGCGGGATTGAAAGAATCCCCGCTTCCCTTTGATGCGTTTGGGAGAACACCCAATTCCATAGCCCACAAAGCTTTTTCCGTGGGAATAGGTGGTTCCAATGCCATGGATGATAGACAACGCCCCACAGAAGGGGCGATGTTACAAACGGACTTGGATATAACCTTTGCTTTTCGTCTTCGACCTTTGGACCAACTCACAGATGTGGATAACCAACTGAATCTTGAAAACACCATCATCACCGCTTTATTGGATAGAAGCAATGCCGTCTTATATCCAAACCTACATATCAAACTAATATCAACTAATCGAGCTTTGACCGATAGTGGGGAATACATTCTTTCCACATTATCTTTTGAAGCGCTTCATTTTATTCCACTTTCATAATCAACCAATAGGAGCTTCCAATGGCTGAAACAACCGTAGTAGCCGTCCCACGTGACGGAACCATTTCCATCACCAACGGGGATGCAACCACTTACACAGTAGCCTTCGAGAATGGCGACATGTCAATGAATCTTGACCTAGCAGAGAGAATCGTGATATATGATAGGGGCACAATTGTTGGGCTGCGCTCAGGAAATGACCCTGTACCGAGCATATCTTTTTCTGTTCACCTTCGTGAATTGGCAGATTCCACAGAAGATACACTTCTCGATTTCATCTATAAGACTGGAAATTCTAGCGCGGCCACGTCAACAGGTGGAACCGGCTTTGAACAATTTCTTTGTACTGTAGAATTCCAAGCGAATATGAGCGCCCTCAGCGGTTCCAATACAAAAGTAACCTTTAACAAGGTTCTTCTTTTCGCTTCTATCGCAGAAGGAAACCCCGATACAATTAGCGTAACCGGTGAAGTCTATGGCTCCATCGTACGTGCTGAAGTTTAATAATGGAGAACGGAACCATGAAAAAATCCATTGGAAAACTTGATTGTGAATTTGGGCTTCCCAAATCTATGTCCACAATGTGGGATGTGTTCTATATGATTTCCACCAATCCCAACCGCGCCCAATTGGGTCGTTTGTTTGCGGCTTTGGTGGGAATCTGCATCCAAAATTATCCATCATGCCCAAAGTACAGTCTATCAGATTGTGATTTGATGGCTTATGGTGGGAAGGTTCAAGAATGGCTATCATCTCAGAAGGTGAACCCCATCGAAGTTCTACAGGTTGGAACGGAACTCTTCCAGATGATGACGGAACACATCTCCACGGATGAAGAAGTGGAAGCCGCGGAAAATTTTACTTCACCCCCGCCGGCGGAATAGTCCGGACGGGGTTCATTATCTCACGGTATTGGCACCAAGAACCAACATGGTTCTTCCATCTTCCCAAGAATCTCCAAGCGGAACTAATAGCGGATTATAGATTGGCCAATATGAAACAAGATGATGTAAAGAAAAAGAAGAAGCGTTTCCAAATTCAAAATCTGAAAAAACAACATGCAAGATTCAAGAGACGGGGGGCGCTAGATGGCTAGGCGGATAAGATACGGAAAAGGGAAGGGTTCCATTGAAATCACCGGTCCCCAACGTGAACTTTTTGAACAAGCGCTTCGAGAAGTAGCGGGTGAAACCATGAAGGTGTTGGAAGCTGAAATAGACACCCGCGTGGAATATGCCAAGGAAAATTGGATTGTGAGATATGGAAAGCCCATCACAACCAAAGATGGAAGAACATTCATCAAGAAACAAAAATCCAAGCGTTCCATAGATAAGTTCACAAATGGGATACGGATAGTGCAAGGTGGAAAAGCCATTGAAGGGTTCTTTCGTAACGGTGCCCAATATGCCTATGCCATCAAACCCGCTTCATATTCCAAAAGAGAGAATGGAAGCGCTTCCACGGTTCCAGAAGGGGAAAGCCTAGCGGAAGAAACCATGTGGAAACCCGCGCGGAAAAGCGTGGACAAGCTTGTGAAGAAATTGGCTGATGCTTTCATAGCCGACCAAAAGAAGAAGGGATAAGACAATGAGTGACGTAAATAAGACGATTAGTATCCAATACCGCGCGGAAGTCCAGAATCTTATCAATGGTTTGAAGAAGGTAGGGCAAGTTAGCGAGAAGGAAGCCCAAAAGCTTGTCAATGACTTGGACAAGGCATACACAAAAGCCGCGCGGGATGCGGAGAAAAGCGCCGCCAAACAAGAAAGAGCACTAAAAAAAGTTGGGAGTACGGCCCAAGGTGTGGGGAAGGGAATCCAAGCTTCATTTTCCAACATCTCAATAGCCGCCGGCGCCGCCGCCATTGCGGTTCTTTCCTTTGGACAACACATAGCCGACTTATCCAATCAATTGGTGGACGCATCCACCAAAACCGGCGTGAACACAGAAACACTTCATGGTTTGAGATTAGCCGCCACGGGTGCCGGTGTATCATTTGAGGAACTGGAAGTGGGATTGGTGAAGCTCCCCCAATTGATGCAAGAATCAGCGGATGGAAGCAAAGCCGCCCAACGTGCCTTTGAAGCGCTTGGGGTACAAACCACGGAAACCGTGGATGGGTTTGAACAGCTAAGAAGCGCGGATGATGTTCTAAAGGATGTCTTCAATAGCCTACAACAGGTTACAAGCGCGGAAGAGAGAGCTGCGCGCGCCGCGGACATTTTCGGACGTACCGCCGGCCCCAAGTTCATCCAATCCGGGGCTATAGACAATCTTGATAAGTTCGTGGCATTGGCCAATGAATTCGGTGTAGCCGCTGGGCCTGAAATGCAAAAGCAGATGGCAGATTTCCAACGGATAAGCGCCACGGCTACGGAAGCCATCCAAGGGGAGTTCCTTAGATTATTGGATGTTATAGCCGGCGGGGAAGCCGGCGCGGGTGGTGGCCTGAATGGAATCATCTTGGGAGCCACAAAAGCGTTTATTGTATTCGGTGAAATTGCTGGGAACACTTTGAAGGGATTACAACAATCCTTTGGTGCTGTTTTGGCTGGCTTGAATGTAGCCGTCACTAGCATAACGGGAACGGCGGATGAATTGGAACGTGCCCAAATTGTGTTCAATGAGATAGGGAACGAAATAGCCCAACACGGGGACAAGTTTTTGGACCCCTTTGGAGCTGCGGAAGAAAGATTGGCTTCATTTAATAAGCTATTGAAAGCTACCATGCAGACTTCCCAAGGTGGTGGGACGGGTGGTGGTGCCCCAAGAAGAAGTGGTGGTGGTGCATCCCAAGCGACACAACAAACCACCAAAGCCGTGGATGAATTAGCCGTTGCCATGAAGATGGTGGAAGACATCGAAAACAAAACATTGGCCGCCATGCTGAAAACACGGGATGAAAAGGTGGCCCAACTATCCGGTGAAGAAAAGATTCTTGCACTTCGAGACATCGCACTTCAAAAGATTCACGAGGAAAAACAAGCGCTAACGGATTCCGTGAATACTCAAATCGAAAAGCTCCAAGCGATGGAACAAACCCAAGAAGTATTGGACACCATCGCCAATCTTGAATTCGTCCATGAAGATGAGATGATGAGACTCAAGGATGAAAGAAAGAAGATTATCAAAGAAGCATTTGATGAACAACAATCTTTGATTCTTGAAACCGGAGAATTGGAGATTGAAAAAGACGATGAAGTTCTAGAAAAGCAATTGGAGAACGACAACAAACGAAAGAAAAGCGCGCGTGAAGTATTCCGTGAATACATGATGGGTGCGGATATGGTTGTGGAAGGTTTGAATGTAGCCGCCGATTTGATAGACCAAAACGCAATGAAGAACAAGAAAAACGCCGAGCTGGTATTCAATATCAGAAAAGCCGCCGCAATTGCTGAAATCGCCATAGCAACCGCCCAAAATGTGGTGGAAGTATTCCCCAATCCCTTTTTGATGGCGGGGGCCACGGCTTTGGGTATTGCTCAAGGGGCTTTGGTTGCCAGTGAACAACCCAAGTTCCACATGGGTGGGATGATTGGGGGTGGTGGCACCTTGGCACCGGATGAAACGATGGTGACAGCCAAAAGAGGGGAAGCTATTCTTTCCACCGCCGCCGTGAATCGAATAGGTGAAGATGGGGTGAGAAGTCTGGAAACTGGAGGTGGAATAACTCCAAAGATAATTGTGATGAATCCCTTCAAGCATTATGATAGATTTATACGTGGACGGGATGCCATGGGCATGAGTGCCATCCAAGGAACTGGAAGAAAAGGATACTAAAATGGGTAACAACGTAACACCGGAATACATACGTGGATTCATTCTCCCCTTGGATGTGGGAGTGGATAACATTTGGCAAGATGAAACCACCATATCACAACAGAATCCAAGCGCGGGGGACCCTATCCCCCAACAAACTTCCAAGATGAGAGTATTGGCCACGGGAAATCAAAGTGATGGTGGGGATTTGTCGATAGTCACACGAAAAGCGGGAAGCGCCGGTTATGGTTCACGGTTCACGTTCAAAGATAACGTCACATCCACCACCGTGGAATATGGGCGGGATGCCATGAACGCCATAAGCGGGTTTGAATACAAGCTTATTGGGAACACTATCACAAGTACTGCATACAGAAACCCCACTTCTTTGGTTACATCTAGTGACACTTTATTGGTGGCATATCAACACATCACCACCGGAAGCAATCTTTTAAAGGTTTTACGGATAGACAAAGATGGGAATGAATCCACAGCTACCAATCTTTATTCCATCCCCGCTTTTCTTTCCACCAATCAATTTATGCACCCTTGCATGTGTGAATTGGAAGATGGCTCCATAATCTTGGTGCACATCTTAGAAGATGCAGATGAAGCCAATGTTCGAATACTCAGAAGTGAAGATGATGGTTCCACGTGGGACGTGGTAAGCCGTGAAGGGTGGAATGAAACAATACCGGTTGGAGTGACAGCCGGCGCGGGTGTGGATACGTATGAAGTTATCCGGATGCGCTTGGAATCTATCACCGGTTCCGTGGTGCTATTGGTGGAAACCGAGTATAACGACACCGGAACAACCAAAAGAAACCAGCTCTTCCAATATGTGTCCATCGATGGGGCGGCTACCTTCACTTTGTTGTCCACCACTTCCAATCTTGAATCCAATAGCTTCCGAAAAGTGAACTTGGGGAAGAGGCTGGGAAGATATGTCATTTCATATATTTCATCCACGGGTGGAATGGATTATATGGAGCTTCCCAACCCATTTTCTAACATCCATCTTCTTCGGGAAGCTAGCGCCGTTATTACATTGTCAGGAATTCCCAACGCTTCCACGGGTACAAATGATTATATGACGGGTGGTGACACCGCTATGATAGTGGATGATGATGGTGGGGTTTATATTTACGCATACAGTGGAGGAAGCAATGATTTTATTTTCTCCCAATACTATGATGGAGATTTCTTCCGTCTAACCAATGGACGTATAAACATCCCCGAAGCTTCCACGGTTAATTGTGATGATTCATTTACGAGATTATCAAACCTTCACGGGGTTCATTGGTTGGGGCGTGGATTTATTGTTTCCAACATGGATTCAAGTACATCCCACGATTTGTCCCTTTTGTTCACATTTTTGGGTGGCTATTCAGATTTGAATCTTCCCAAGACATCTTATGGGGCTGCGGAAGCGGATTGGACACGCGCCGGTTTTATTCGAAATTATCTTCCACTGGATGAACCATCCAACATCACCGGCTTATTGGTATTGGGAACGGGTGACGATAGAATAACAGGTGGTTATTTGTCCATCACAAGTTCCATCACATATCCAAGTAATCGGTATTACAGATGGAATAATCTCCCAACATCATCCACGGCTTCCGATTACACCAACCAAGGAATCATTATTCGTTCCTCTTGTATTGCTGACAGTGGGGGAGATTTCACATTGAACCAACGTGGGTTCACTTTGGAAATGGACAATGGAACAAATAGATACAAAGTGGCGGTATACATCACCACCACACAAATAAGAGTTCGAGATGTTACGGGTGGAAGCGACATCGCCACGGTTTCCCATGATAACACCCAAGGGGTGGATATAGTGTGTTCAATAGGTGATGGTGATAAGGTTTCAACATGGTATCGCACAATGGGAAATGGTGAATTGAGGGATTACACCAATTTGGTGGACAACATATCCATAGGAAGCGCGGCATCCAGCGCGGCGGGACATATCATTGAATGGGGACATCTCACATATACTTCCGGAACACTATCCACACGTTGGAATGAATTCCATGTTTCCACATTGGAAGCCACGGGAATGGGATTGGCGGGTGGCTTCGATAATCCCAATGATTTGGCATCCCGTCCATATCCCCCACTTGGACAATATGCTTATGTGTATGATGGTGTATCCATCTCCACAACGGACGGTCCCAGCTATGAAGGGGAAGAGTTCCAGATAATCCCCCAATATGATTATCCGGTATCCAACATCTTCCCTTCTCAAGCTCCATCCCCACGTATCCAGTGGAGAAGTGAAAAGACAACAAGTGGAAACATCCCCCAACAAACCTTATCCATCAAATTGAATCCTGACACGGCCACATCTTTGATTGAAGCCCAAGCCAATGATTTGATGGGCTTCCACTTGAATGGTGTCAATTGGAGATTGGGGGACATATACTATCATAATGGAACTTCATGGGTTCAATTGGCATCCATAAACAACCAAATAAGATGTTCCGCTGTTGTAACGGGAAGAAGCGCGCGGGGGGCCACGGGATTGAGTGAACCATATTTCACTTTGAACGAATTGGCGGGGTGGACTGCCTATATCACATCAGGATTGGACCAAGTTCATCGAAAGATTATATCCAATACGGAAGGAATCTTTGGTGGTACGGCCACGGGAACAAAACAATGCACCGTACAATTTGAAACCAACCCACCCCAAGGAAGTGGAACCATCTATTTCATCCCGCCGGTGTTTTCCGTGGTGGTGTCGATGAACGGCATCCAAGCCAGTGGTTTCCAGATAAGAACAGATGCCCAAGAAACCTATGATGACGATATTAGGATTGGGGAAGTGGTGATGGGACCGGTGATAGTTCCAGGGCGTCAATACGGAAGAGGAAGAACCATATCAATAGAAAGTGGAACAACCACCATAGAAACACAAGATGGTATTCGTTATTCTCGAGAAGTGAAGCCACCCACAAGAGTGTTTAATCTTGCATGGACGGATGGAATTGATGTTTCCCAGCTTCAAGGGGATGAACCGGATGTGGATTATTGGATGGCATCAAACCAAAGTGGGGCGGAACCCATAGCCGTCCAAAATGAAGCGCCTGATTTGATGATGGGGTTTCTTCGATATGTCCAAGGTGCCAAGAAACATTTTGTGTATCTCCCGAATATATCCAAATCCACATCATCATCCGAAGACAAAAGATACTTGAACCGTGAAAAAGAACAAGCGCTTGTAACGTTGGATAATGATGTTCAGATTGAACACGTGGTAGGGGATGAACTCCAAAATGAAACCGGTGAAGTATTCCGGATTGCAACCATCACACTTAGAGAAGTGAAATAATGTATTACGGAACGCGGAATGATTGGGAAGAGGTGGACATCCTTTGGACGTTGGAAGTCTCATATCTTGGGGAAGAATACCGATTCGCCACCATCACTTTGGATTTGGTGGATGGAGCTGGGAAGAGTTATCCATATTCCGGTGGATTGGAAGATGTGGTGGTTTCCACTTCTCTTCAAAGAGTGGGAGATATAAGCGCGGAAGCGGATAGTGTATCCATAGCCATCACCTTCCCAAACAAAAATATCGCCCAACTTCAGATGGATGGAAAATTTATTGAAGGTTCCCACGCCAAGATTGGCTATGTACTTATCAAGAATGGGGAGATAGAAACCGAGTATGACAATCGCCCCACCATCTTCCAAGGAATCATAACGGGACCCGTATATGGGCACCCCAACCGCCCCCAAGGATATGTAGAGTTTTCCATAGAGAACAAAGCCATGATTTCATCCCAAGGGTTATTGGCCACCATCTTGGGGGAAAACATGTATATCGAGGATGTATCATGTTCAAATGCTTTGTATGTTTCCCCAGAGTGGCCACAAGATAGGGGATTGACGGAAGTTCAAGATATCCACCGTGGGAAGGTTATTCCATGGGTATTTGGGGAGCTTCAAGGAATCCAACATTCCAGTGGTTCCACAAGTTCCATCCCCATCACGCCGGCGTATGCTATCGCGTACGACCCAAGCGCCGGACATAAACCGGTTTTCTATTTGGCGGCGGGACATGTCACCAACGCGGCTTCCGTGAATCTCTTTTCCAACACGGGGGAAGTGGACACGGCCACCATTTCCACATTTGTGAATATCGACAATAGAACACTAACATACTTTGAACTTCCCAACGGTTCCACCATCCCCCAAAGTGTGGCCGCGAATGACGATAGGGAAGTGTGGGTGGAATGGGATGATGGGGGAGCATATCCAAACCCAGTAGGGGAAGGAAATCTTCAAGGTGGTGGGGATATTTGTCTTTGGTTGTTATCCGAGCTAACCACGGATGTGGACTATGACGCTTGGAACGCATTGCGCCCATTTCTGAATCAATATCTATTCGCGGGATATGTGAATGATGATAAAATAACGGTTTTCCAATGGCTCCAAAAGAATATTGTGGCATATCTTCCCATACATATCGTGAATGGCCCCAATGGACTCAAGCCGGTTATTGATATGTTCCAATCTCAGGTGGAGATACAACCACGTTTATCCATTGCGGAAGGGCCTGAATTTCAGCGTGTGGGACCCGTGGTATCACTGAACACGCCGGAAGATGTTTCCAACGTTGTAACGGTACGTTATGCCATGAATGGAGTGGTGGAAGATTATTCTACATTTGTTCAAGTATCCAACAAAGTCCCCGCAGCTGGAACATTATCTTCCATTTCATATATTGCCCACCCCAAGTCCATGATTTCCATCCAAAGATATGGCGAAAAGAAGAAGGTGGTGGAGCTTGATTTTTGTTATGATAATGGCACCGCGCAAAGGATAGCCCAAGATATATTGGAGCGGGAAGCACTACCCACCAAGATGATTCAATACAGTGTATCATTGCGTTATGGTTATCTTGTTTTGGGTGATATAGTGGAGATTACAGATTATGATATTGGTTTGGATGCCCATAAAGCCCAAATCATTTCCAAGCTATTCGAAGATGGTCGATGGTTATTGGATGTGAAAATAGATGATAACCCCATGAAGTGGAACCGAAATGTGGAAGCCTGAAATACTAGCAAAGATTCAAGAATATGGATTCAAAGTTTTTGATGATGGGCCGTATGATTTGAACATTATTGGGGTTCGTAATCTCGAGAACAACGCGAACCAATACGACGATAAACTTCATGTGTGCTATCTCTCAGAAGATGGGCATTGGAAAGAAGATATCTTTCAAGTATCCACGGACCCCGGAAGATACTGGCTAGAAAAAGAAGATTATAAAGCTTGTGCAGTATATAAGCATCCCCAACAAGCGCGTGGAGCGTACAAAGTAGGCCTTCATCGTGGGAACTATGAAGCACTTGTTCAGTGGAAGCCCGTGGAATATTGGCGGGATGGAAACAAAGATGAAAAGGCGGATTATGGTGGGGAAGTCTTCAAGGATACCATTGGATTGAACATCCACCGTTCTTCCATCCATGATAGTGATGAAATAAACAGATATAGCGCGGGATGTATTGTCTTCTCAAAGATGGCAGATTGGGAAGCCTTCATGGAATTGGTACATAAACAGAAAAGAACCATGGGATATCACACCTTCACCTTCACACTTATAGCGGAGTAACCCATGGACCCTTCAACATATCACGATTTATGGATAAACCTTGCAACCAATAGCCCCTTCTTGGCATGGATGATTTATAGTTACGTACAAACAAACAAAGATTTGAAAGAAACCCGTGAACAATCAAGACAAGAAGCGCGGGAAATACGGACGGAAGCCAAAGAAGAAGAACAACGGGTGAGAACAAGATTTGAGAATGTAATCAAAGGTTTAAACAATGATAGGAAGCTATTGGTGGAAGGGTTTTCCAATCGAATAGATTCCTTGGAACGTGGACAGAAAAAAATCTTCCACTTGCTGGGAGAACTTAGCGAAGTGAAAGAGAAGATAACAAAGATTGAGATGAAAGAAGAAATTAGGAAAGAGATTCAATAACCTGTTTCAAGTGTTTACAGCTTTTCCGATACCACCACCCATCACATTGGCATGAACCCCATAGATTCCCATTGGGGTTCTTTCGTGCGTACACATAGTAGTTCCCAACCGAATAAACGAGAAAGATATATTCTTTCCCGCTTATGGTGTACTTTTCAGAAACAAGAATCTTCATCTTCTTCTTCCGGTACCATATAGGGTTCACTTCTGATGAAGTGGGTTCCATGTTCCACGCGATAATCATGAACCAACGTCATCCCAAACAACATAGCCCGCACTTCTTCAAACGAGTGTTCCAGATATACAGCGGTTCCACCAACATTCACTTCCGTGATGTGGATGGTGTCTTGATGCGATTTCCAAAGCTCCAAGGGGCGGATGGTGATTATCTCGTTGGCATTGATGCCCACGGATTTCACGGCGCGGGGGTCTTGGTTCTTTGCAAATGTAGAATAATCGGTGATTTCATTGCATATTAATATCATGGTTCTTTCCTTTGTTTATTGTGGTTTTTTGTAGTCTTTCATGTTCATAGATGCTTCTTTCAATAGCCCATTTCGATTTCTTCCCATGGGATTGTGCTGTAATATGCACATGACAAATTTGTGGAGGGTTTTGGGACGGGGTTTTGATTTCCCCATCTTCATGGAAATGATGGTTTGTTCATCCATTCCTAAGTCAATGAAGTGTTGGTTCCTCATTTCGTGGGCTTTCATTGTGTAACGGACCCAAGCCGCGAATCTTTCCGGATTCCATTCTTTTGTGTATAGATTTCCAGATGGTGGGGGCCACTGGGTTATCAGTACGCGCGAATCAATATTTCTTCTCATGGTTTCTATCCTTTGCTATTTCCATCATACCTTTGATGATGATGTTGTTTATTGGTTGTTTTGTATGTAGGGCGATGAACTCACATATCCCATAAAAGTTCATGATTTGGGGGTGTGAAGTCCCGTTGGCGTAGCTATGGACACCCTGACAGGAAACACCAAGATGGGAAGCCATATCTTTCCAACGGAACTTGTGAATCCTCTTTTGGGTGCATAGCCACATCGAGAAATTGGGACCCCTTACCTTTTCCACATCTTCATCCAGAGCTTGCACTTTAAGGAGAAGCGGCGGATGGGATGAACCAAAGTATTATAGAGACGTTCCACATCTTTGGTATCTTGAAGCGCGGCGTGCGTGGGGTATACCTTCCACCCAAGGAAGCGGCGGATGGAATCCATGGAAAGAGAATCCAATCCAAAGGGGACGAGATACAAATAAGCCAAGGTGGTGGTGTCGATGGCGCGGGGGTCTATCCATGTCTTTATCTTATGCCGCCATAATAGATTGCGGATGAATCCAACATCAAAGCGGGGGTTATGTCCCACAATGATATAATCTTTCATCAGTATTCCCAGCTTATTGGCCAATTCTTCTTGGGACATGGCATCCATCCAAGCGCTTGGGGTGTAGCCGTTCACGGCCACGGCGCGGGGGTCTATATGGTCGGGCCAATTGGGTTTGGATTTGAATGTCCAAGTTTGTCCATCATGGCGTCGTACCAATGCGATAGAGATGATTTCATGGTATTCATCATCCAATCCCGTGGTTTCACAATCCACGAATAAAATGGGCTTATCTTTGAGTAACATTATCGTTTTCCTTCGTTTTGGCTCCAAGCGTAATATAGCACAAAACAGATGATTCCGACGGGGATGGAAGCGCCGATAATATAGGGTTTCATGGTGTGCATAAATAGGTGGATTTGGTATAGCTCGATATACATGGTTTCTCTCTTGTTTTGTTTTTGTGATAAAAATATCTTGACATCTTGACAAGATATAACTATTAATAATCTTGTCGTTTTGACAAGTCAACAAAAAAATCACAATCGGAGAAAAAAACATGAGTGATGAATATAGAAAATTTCGTGAGATGGTGAAAGCCATTGGACGCGTGAAAGCTGCGGAAATATACAACAAAGAAGTAATTAAGAGTGCAGAATATAAGAAGTGGAAGAAGATGATGAACGAAAAACATGGAGATAACAAAGATGTTTAAGAAGTACTTGAATCAACAGCTACACAAAAGAGATTGGACCCAACGAGAATTATCTGGAAAGATGGGTGTTCATGAATCATTGGTTTCCAGATGGATGAAGGGGGAACGGGTTCCAACCCTTCCCAACATCATCAAATTGGCTTCCCTCTTTGAAACTTCCGTGGATGAAATCTTGGGTGCCATGGGGAAATTGGATGTATAGCCTACACCATTATTTGAAGTATCTATTGGATACTTTTCCAGAGATACGAAAAGCCACCACAAAGCCATTATGGGAAAAGTGGTTGGATAATCGCCAAAGCCCCACCCATAAACAGATGGAAAAGATTATTGGGCTTCTTCCCGTGGATGATGTGAACAAAAATTATTTTCGTGTCGCCATGTTTCGAATATCCAGCAAGTTCGAGAAGAATGGAATCCACTTCCATGATTTCCCAGTTCATCCCATGGCGTGTCCACGTCCACGATTCACGAAATACGGACGCCCATATATGCCCAAGA